TCAAAAGATTAATAGTGTTCTAGCTAACACATTTGGACATGACGTCAGCTTATCAGAAATGAGCACCGATGCATTGCATCGTATGCTAAGAACTACAAATGCAAAAATGGAAGCTATTAAAGAGAGCGACCTAAAGTATTGGGAAAATGCACAATACAATAAATTGAACTTAATTGCACACTCATTGAAAACATATATCAATGAAGTTGCACCAGCTAGAAAAGATGGAAAAGCTATGAAAAAGAAAACAATGGAAAGCAGAAGACTAATGGAACAGGACTTAGCACAAGCTGAAGTTCTCTTAGCAGCACAAGAATTAGTCGACAAGCTACAAAAAATGGTAGAAGACGTAGCTGCAATGCAAGTTCAGGAATTAATGCCAATCACTGACGCAATGAAAGAACAAATTGGGTTTGAAGTTGCAGACCAATATAATAGTGCAGCAGACTCTGCATTAGGTTCGTTGTTAGACCAACTAAAAGCAACTAAAGAATCTCTTGAAAATGCAACACTTCAAGCACAAGGTAAACCAGTAAACGCTCCAGCACCAACTGACATGGGTCCAGCAGCGCCTGAAGATATGGGCATGGATGACATGGGTGATGACTTTGAAGGCGACGATGCTGCAGCCGGCGCAGACAACAGTGTTGGACGTGAATTGAAAACTGAAGCCTACGGATTCAAGCCAGGCAAAAAACAAAAATTTGTTATATTCCACGGAAAAAAGGGCGAAAGCACTGTAACCGCCACTAGCGTAGCAGATGCAAAAGAAAAAGCAATGGCAAAGTGGAAACTAGAAAGCACTAAGGGCATTTCTGCATACCCAGAAGATGGTTCACATAGCGAAAGTGTTATGGACCGTATGGAAAAAGATGCACTTAAAGAGCAAAGAGTTGTTAATGCTAAGAAAAAAGTTATAGAAGCAGCAAGAGCAGCAGGATACACAAGACCACAATTAGAACAGTTATTAAAGCAAATCAGATGAGATTTACAGATTTAGTTGAATCCACAGTTGAGCAAGGTGACATTGCTAATGATCTCGAGGAATTAATCACTCGAGCAAAAGCTCGTGGATACACTAAACTTAATACACCATCTGTGCTATCTAAACTACAATCAATGGGTTATAGTGTAGATATGATTAGCTTAAAAACCTTGTTAAAAAATATTAAAAGTGTTGGTGCAGCATCTGACACTGAAGTTACTTTAGACACAGCGGTTCCTGATTCACCAAACGCTGATAAAGAAAAAGATAACGCAACGGTTAGTAATCTAGCTAACAAGCAAATTAAGAAAAGAATGTCATGACCTATAGTTTTAATAGTAAGCAAGCATTGTCGGTAGCAAGAAACGATCTTGTAATATTTCGTGAAATTAATACACTCATGGAACAAATATTAACTGATTCGGGCAGCGGGTTATACGAAACTACAGTAAGTGACGGAACAACAATGACTGAATCAACACCAGACATTGTTGTTACTGGCACAGTTGCTAACCCTACTATTACTTCTGGTCAGACAATTATACTTGGTGGTACAACATTAGTACTTGGCACTACTGGGACTAGTTTAAAAGCAATAATTGCTGACATTAATGGTTACTTTCCAAATTTGGTAGCAACTGCAACTGCAGCTAACAGATTAGTCCTCACCAAAACTACTACTGCCGGTGCGTGGACATTCACAGTTGGTGCTGGCACTGCCAACACTGCGCTTGGTTTAACTGCTACAACACATACAGCTACAAATCCTGAAAGTGTGTCTTATTTTAGTGTATGGAATGGGGCAACTACTGATCGTGCAAAGACAGATCAAATGAGCCAAGTTATCGCACATTTTGAAAGTTTAGGTTATGGTATTGAACAGCGAACAAATACCACATCAACTAATACTTTCAAATGGGTAATTACTTATTGACAAATTTGTTACAATAATATATTGTCACAATATGTTAACAATAACCACACCATATCCATATCAAGAACTAAAGCGTAAATCTGTAAACGGAAAACGACTTTACGAAAATCCCTGGGGAGAACCTGTCCCTAGTGTTACAACTATTCTTGACAAAACAAAACCCAAAGAAAAACGAGAAGCACTTAACAATTGGAAACAACGTGTTGGTGAAGACGAAGCCCAGCGTATCGTAACAGAAGCAGCGAACACAGGGACCTACATGCACGCCATATTAGAGCATTGGGTCAAGAACGAAACTTATGCAGGCGAAGCAACAGTTCAGTCTAGGCTTATGGCTGATACTGTTATTAAAAATATACAACCACACATTTCAGAAGTTTGGGGCAGTGAAGTTAACCTTTGCTATCCTGGACTATATGCAGGGACCACTGACCTTGTTGGTATGTGGAAAGGTAAACCTGCTATAATGGATTTTAAACAAACCAATAAACCGAAAAAGCGTGATTGGATTGAAGATTATTTTATGCAAGCCGCAGCATACGGCATGGCACATAATGAACTATACAAAACAAATATAGAACATGCTGCAATTTTTATGTGTAGCAGAGAATGTGAATGGCAACTGTTTGAAGTAGAACCAGACGAGTTTAAATTTTGGGAAGAAAAATGGGCTAATCGAGTTGCCGAGTTTTATAAACTCAACTAAATATGTTATCGAGGGAATAGAAAATGGCAACCACACGTATTAGTAAAATGAAAGTAAAACAAGGCAATTTCGCAGATTTGCCTTTGTTAGATGCAGGTGAATTAGGTTATGCGAAAGATCAACGTAGACTGTTTATCGGCAATGATACAATTGCAGTAGGAACAGGCAACGCTTCTACAACAGCATTTGTTCTTCCAGTTGATTTTAGTAACCATAACGTAATTGGAGTTTATTTAAACGGAACAATTACAACTGCATATACTATATCTGGAACTACAATAACATTTAACACCGCGCCGGGTTCGGGTGTTGCTATTACTGCAAAGTTTAACGGAGAACTTGATTTTCTCAACGATCTTATAATACCTAGTAGTATACAACTCGCAGCAAATGGATCTGCAGCAAACACTGGTTTTAGTTTTAACACATCTGTAGCAGATGCATGTATCATTGATTATACATTAAAAACAGCAAACGGACTTAGAGTGGGCCAATTGCGTATTGCAGTAAACACAACAGGTCCAACAGCCGCAATAGATGACAACTATACTGAAGTGGGCACCGTTGACATTGATTTCGGAACAAACGTTGCAACTGCAAATACACTAAGATTAACTTATACAGATAATGCTAACGCCGTAGCAAAATTCAAATATACATATCAACTTTGGAACAGCAATTAAAACATAGAGCCTGGTATGAATCTCCTAGCGTGAGACTAAATCGTTGGAGAGAATTCAGACGTGGGCTAGACACAACAAATACACTTGATGTGTGTAAAACAGTAGTAGCATGGTGGGAATCTGCACCTTTGGTTAGTATAACAATTGATCCGGTCGATTGTCGTCAATGGCCCACGCCTTGGGAAATGTTACACCAAGGTGATTTTTGTGAAGATAGTTTAGCACTTGGTATGGCATATACCATATATTATGCTAATCAAGATATATCGAACGAGCTGATTTATGTAACATGTAATGGCAGAAGTTTCCAAAAACTTTGTGCTTTAATAGACAATAAACACCTGCTTAATTATGAGCGAGGGACGATAAGTAGTTTTCACGACAGCGAATGTTCGATATCTTATCGTATTTCCGTTAACGATATTATAAAAAATTTATAATTAAACCATGCGTTATACTAACGCACGGGAAGCCTATTTTATTCTAAAAGGGAAAAGTATGTTATGAGCAATATACAAGTAATTAAAAGAAATGGTTCAAAAGAAATTTTAAACTTAGATAAACTACACAAAGTAGTATTTCACGCTTGCGAAGGTGTCACTGGAGTTAGTCCTAGTGAAGTCGAATTAAAAAGTGCTATTCAATTCTACAATGGAATTACAACTGACGAAATTCAAGAAACACTAATCAAAGCTGCAGCCGATTTAATTAGCGAAGAAACTCCAAATTATCAATCTGTTGCAGGAAGACTAATTGTATACCACCTACGTAAAATGGTATACGGATCATATGAACCATGTCATATACTTGAACTTATTAAACGAAATGTTGCAGAAGGATTTTATGATTCTGAATTGCTCACTGCATACACTGAAAATGAATGGAATGAATTAAACAATTATGTAAAACATGAAAGAGACGAGTCACTAACTTATGTTAGTATGGAACAATGGCGTGGAAAATATCTTGTTCAAAACAGAGTTTCTAACGATATTAAAGAAACCCCACAAATGGCATACATGCTAATAGCTGCAACACTATTCAGCAATTATCCAAAAGAAACTCGTCTCCGTTGGGTAAAGGATTATTACGATGCTATTAGCTTGCATGACATTAGCTTGCCTACTCCTGTTATGGCTGGTGTTCGTACTCCGCAGCGACAGTTTTCAAGTTGTGTGCTTATTGAAACAGGCGATAGCTTAGACAGCATTAATGCCACCACTAGCAGTATTGTTAAGTATGTTTCACAAAAAGCAGGCATTGGCATTGGCGCTGGCAGTATCCGTGCTATCGGTTCGCCAATTCGTAAGGGTGATGCTTATCACACAGGAGTAATTCCTTTCTATAAAATGTTCCAAGCAGCAACACGCTCATGTAGCCAGGGTGGTGTGCGTAATGGTGCAGCAACACTTTATTATCCAATTTGGCATTACGAAGTGGAAGATTTGCTTGTTCTCAAAAACAACAAAGGCATTGAAGATAACCGTGTGCGTCATATGGACTATGGTGTGCAATTTAATAAACTTATGTATGAACGCCTGATTACTGGCGGAAATATTACACTATTCAGTCCTGCAGATGTGCCCGGTCTTTATGATGCATTTTTTGCTGACCAAGACACGTTTAAAGAACTATACGAAACCGCAGAGCGTAATACAAAGTTACGCAAGAAGGTAGTTAGCGCACTTGAACTGTTTAGCTCGTTTATGGGTGAACGTAAAGATACCGGTCGTATCTATCTAATGAATGTTGACCATGCAAATACACATGGATCATTCAAGCCAGAAGTCGCACCTATTAAACAAAGCAACCTCTGCACTGAAATTGATCTCCCAACAAAGCCGTTAAATGATTTTAACGACGAAGAAGGTGAAATCGCACTTTGCACCCTGTCCGCTATTAATTGGGGTAACATTAAAAAGCCATCTGATTTTGCAAAAGCGTGTGAACTCGCTGTACGTGGTCTAGATGCATTGTTAAGCTATCAAAGTTATCCAGTCAAAGCTGCATACCGTGCTACAATGGGCAGACGTCCTCTTGGCGTTGGTATCATCAATCTTGCATATTGGATGGCTAAAAACGACATGACATACAGCAATCCAAACTTAGCAATGATTGATGAGTATGCAGAAGCATGGAGTTATTATTTGATTAAAGCTAGTGCAGATTTGGCAGCAGAGCAAGGTGCATGTCTTTGGAATGACGAAACCAAATACAGTGATGGTGTTCTTCCTATTGATACTTATAAGCGTGATGTTGACGAACTAGTTGCACACCAGGAGCGTATGGATTGGGACAGTTTAAGAGAACAACTACGTAATACCGGCATTCGCAACTCTACATTAATGGCACTTATGCCAGCTGAAACATCTGCACAAATTAGTAATGCAACGAACGGCGTAGAACCACCACGTTCTCTTGTAAGTGTTAAACAAAGCAAGCACGGCGTATTAAAGCAAGTTGTTCCTGGTATTCATAAATTAAAGAACAAATACGAATTATTGTGGGATCAAGCATCGCCAGAAGGTTACCTAAAGATTATGGCAGTATTGCAAAAATATATTGACCAGGGTATCAGCGTAAACACTTCGTACAATCCACAATTTTTTGAAGATGAAAAGATCCCAATGTCTGTTATGATTCAACATATGTTGATGTTCTATAAGTATGGCGGCAAGCAATTGTATTACTTTAATACATATGATGGCGCAGGTGAAATTGATATTGACAAATTTGCACAATCAAATATAGTGGTCGAAACAGAAAATGTAAACGGGTTCGCTGATGAAGCTGCTTGTGATTCTTGCACTATTTGACACATGCATAGTTTAATTTGCTAAATCATGCAAGCGTATACAATAATATGAAAAAAATAAATCTTATAAAGGTTATATTTGGTCCTATAATAATTTGAAAGAAAAAAATGAGCGTATTTGATATTAATAACAAAAGTAACCATACAACAGTAAAGGCTTTCCTCGATCCAAGCGGAGGGCCCACTATCCAACGATACGATACAATGAAGTATCCTAGCTTTGATAAGTTTACTGATAAGCAACTTGGTTTCTTTTGGCGTCCAGAAGAAGTTGATGTTATGAAAGATGCTAAAGATTTTAAAGCACTAACAGAACACGAACAGCATATCTTTACATCAAATTTAAAGCGCCAAATTTTACTAGATTCAGTACAAGGTCGTGCACCAGTTGAAGCATTTGGCAGTATTGTTAGTTTGCCAGAACTTGAAAATTGGATCATTACTTGGACATTTAGTGAAACAATTCACAGTCGTAGTTACACACATATTATCCGTAATATCTACAGCAATCCAAGTAAGATTTTTGACGGTATGCTAGACATCGAAGAAATCATTGATTGTGCAGAAGATATCAGCAAAAATTATGATGAACTGATTGAACTTGCTGGTTACTACAATCTTCTAGGAGAAGGCATTCATACTGTTAATGGCAATACAGTAGTTGTTGATCTTTATGAACTAAAAAAGAAACTATGGCTTGCACTAATGAGTGTTAACATTCTAGAAGGCGTTCGTTTCTATGTTAGCTTTGCATGTAGTTGGGCATTTGCTGAACTTAAGAAAATGGAAGGCAATGCTAAGATTATTAAGTTGATTGCTCGTGATGAAAACTTGCATCTCGGCAGCACACAGTTGCTATTGAAAACATTACGTAAAGATGACCCTGACTTTGAAACGATTGCAGTTGAAACAGAAGAAGCATGTATCAAAATGTTTGTCGACGCTGTTGAGCAAGAAAAAGCATGGGCAGATTATTTGTTCAAAGACGGCAGTATGCTAGGACTTAACAAGCAATTGCTATGTGAATATATTGAACATATCGCGGCAAAACGCATGTCGCATGTTTCACTTCCGAAAGTATATAGCCAAGCAACAAATCCGCTTCCGTGGACACAGAAGTGGATTGCAGGTGCAGAAGTTCAAGTAGCACCACAGGAAACAGAAATTTCGTCATACACAATCGGCGCAGTTAAGCAAGATGTTAGTGGCGACACATTTAAAGGATTTTCATTATGATTACAGTTTACAGCAAAGCAGGGTGCGGATATTGCACACTTGCAAAAGATTATCTAACTAAGAACAATTTTGAATTCGAAGAAATTAGAGTTGATTTAGATGCTGCTCAAAGAGAGTGGATGGTAGAACAGGGCCATAGAACTGTTCCGCAAATTTACTACAAAGGTAAAGTTTTAGTTGAAGGTGGCGGTCTACCTTTAAGCAAAATGAATCCCGAAGATGTAAAACAATTAATGGAAAATATTAATGCTCAATCTTAAACCTTCTTATGTTACTAGTGATGTTGTAACACTTAAATTAGTTACCGGCGAAGAAATCATCGGAAAACTAATCGAGGATAAGTCTGATGCACTAAAACTTACACGACCTTTAGTTTTTACAGTTAACCCGCAAAATGGACAGGCAATGCTTATTCCATGGTTAATGAGCGTAGATCCAAAAGACACTACACCGATTGACGTTTACAAAAACAACGTTGTTATGGTTACTAAAACAGTTAAACAAATATCAGACAACTATCTACAAGCAACATCTGGTATTGTTGCAGCACCTGCTGGTCTCGTCTTGTAATAAATATATGCATGGGATTCGTGCATAGAGACAAAGATTCTAGAAGTTGTGGCGCACAAACTATTGCAACAGGTCTTAACGTTAGAGTAAACGGTAGAACTGTTGCAGTAGATGGCGACAAAAACACACACGGCAGCGGCGGGTTAATCACATCTAATCCTAAGATACGCATCGGCGGCAAACCAATTATTGTATTAAACGACAGTGCATCACCTGACAGCTTATGTATTCCAGTAGGTGGACCCCATTGCAATCCCAAAGCAAAAACAGCAAGTGGTAATGTGAGAGCAGGTGGGTAATAATGACTACATATGATGATTTCAAGGCAGGTTTGCAAAATGCAAACGATTATTTAGATGCGACTCAATACTTCGGCAGCGGTACTGGTATTGATGCAGGTCCATTAAAAATAATTGCATCAGCTGAATATAGTTTTACCCTTAGAGAACTTATATGTGGTTTACTAAGTGGTAGCGGCTTTAAACTTCCTAACTTACAAATTTGTATGTATGCAAATATACAAGAATTGTTAGGCATACCAAACTTACAGGCTGCACTTTACGCTGCATTAGATAAACTTGCGGGTGCATTGCAATCTTTTATGGATCACACTAAAATAGATGATATTTTAGGAAGATTAAATGCTATTATTGCAGAAGCACAAAACGTTGCAGCAATGATTAACTTTTGTGCATCGCCTGTTAATCCGATTGCTATTCCGAATATTATTGCAAATGCATTTGGTAGCTTTTTAGGTGCAGGTAAATCTATAATTGATCAAATAGGTAGTATTGTTCCTGGACAAGTGTGTGCATGTTTAGGCACTGGCGGTTTCAATTCAAGTGTTTTTAATGGTGGTATATTAGGAACCATTGCAAACAATTTTTCTGCAGTTAGTGCAGGAACGCTTGGACAAAGTGTTATAGACAGTATCACAAATGACGTTAACACTGTTGCTAATGCAATATCAAGCATTATCAGCTTCGAGAACAACATACTAGGTTCATACGATACTGGCGGCAGCAACTTTACATCCGGTGGGTGTAACACAGAAGTTGGTGTGATGTATAATTCAGGTAGTGGTAGTAATGGGACAGGCAGCGGCGGCTCGATTACCTCAACAGCAAGTGTTGTTTCTTCTCTAAAGAGTATATACGACAACTTAGCATCATACCCTGTAACTTACCAGTACAACTATAATCCTGCTACAGGTGGGCCGTTATTTTCAAATACACAAACTGCAGTCGGACAACCAATAACTTATCCTAATATATTTCATTTACTAGTAGAACCAGAAATACTTGATATATTAGATAAGGATGATGATCCTAACCCTAATGTTTCGCAACAAGTGCCGATATATGATTATTGCGGAACTATAACCGGTTACCGTACAGTATATTCACAGAAACAAACAGAGAAGAGTGCCGGTGTTACTCCGGTTGAATCAACTAATCCTGGGTTCAACGGTGGGGACATTGTAACATCAACACCATTAACTGCAACAAGTGCAGTTATACAAACAGACAGTGTTGTAGGCAGCGATCCATATACAAAATATTCTATTAAAACAGCAGGTGCTACTCCTGTTGTTGTAAAGTTTGACGAAGTAGAATTAGCACCAGCACTTAATAAGATATGGTCTTATACAATAGAAGCAGTCGGGTCGAATAATGCAAGATCAGAGTTGCAAAAAGTAAAAATCGAAGGTGTTGTCCAAAATAATAGCGGCGGGTATGTATTACCTGTAACTCCTACTAAAACATATACATTTCCTACTGCAAACGGGTGGGATATAAACACAGTAATCGATAGCGGACAGTTTAAAATTTATGCAAACGGTTCTTCGACTGCAGATGTTACATGGTCAATAAAGTTTTCGTATATTGAATTATAATAAATACTGTAACCAAAAATTATTGGTTGACAAGTAAGTCATCTTGCCATAATATCTTATTACAAGATAATCATGGAGAGATGTCATGGCACATCATAATTTAACATACTGGCAACGAAAGGCACAACAATGAGGTCAAAAGATACTGGCACTGGACGAAAGATTTTAGCTAAGGTAGAAGTCCCACTTAGCGTTAAAGATATTACTGTATATGCATTGCGATATTTAGACGATATTGGCGACAATGACATGCAAGATACATTGCTCCAAAGTAATAAACGAGAAATTTTTGGTTTTGCAAAAAATGCAATTTTTCGTTGGGGAACAGAAGAACCGCACGTTTATGTAACAAATAAACTCAATGGGCATTTAACTGGCATGGAACAAATTGTAAAACATAAATTCCCTGAATGTGACTAATATATTACTCTTGACAACCATGTATAAGTAAACTATATTATACTTTACTATATAAGGAGTAACAATGTGGCAACTTTTGAAGTAGAAACCATTTATTATACTTCCCAAGGTGGGGTTAAAACTAAGGAATGTGATCTGTTTGATAACAGAAACAACGCCCTTGCATATATGCGTTCTAAACTAAGCAGATCAGACATGATTAAACAAGGTGATGTAACAGATGGTTTAGTTAAACTATTAGATGATCGTGGTAACTTACGCCAAGTAGTGAAGTTTGGAAAACTGTAAAGCTCAAATGCATAAATAAATGCATGAGAGTTTTTGAAGTTATATCCCACCCAATTAATGAGGGTCCAAACGATCCTTACATCTTTAAAGCAGTCTTTATGGCTGGCGGTCCTGGCAGCGGTAAAAGTTTCGTTGCAGGAAAGTTACTAGGAGGTTATCCTGGTCTTAAGATGTTAAACAGCGACGATGTGTATGAAATTTTTATGAAAAAAGCTGGCATGGAATTAGATCCTGCCAGCATTTTTAGTCCCCAAGGTCAAGACATCAGAGCCCGTGCAAAGCAAACAAGTGCCACACAAGATGACTTATACAAGCTAGGTCGCTTAGGTATGGTAGTAGATGGCACTGGTAAAGATGCCGATAAAATTGCAAAATTAAAATCAAGACTTGATGCATTAGGTTACGACACAATGATGATTTATGTAAACACATCATTGGATGTTGCCCAAGAGCGTAATCGTCAACGTCAGCGTAGTTTAGATCCAGCAGAAGTTGAAAAAATGTGGAGTGCTGTTCAAAACAACATTGGTCGTTTTCAGCGTATGTTTGGTGGCGATATGGTTATTTTTGATAGTACTGATGGCTTTGATGCAGATCCTGACCAAGTAAAAAATGCACAGTCAAAAATTAGAGAATTCTTAACTGCACCTGTTAATAAAAAGCAAGCCAAAGACTGGATTGCAAACGCAGATAAAACACAAGCAAATTTCGGCAGTAAATCACGTGATGAAAAGAAAGCTGCAATTTCGTCAACTAAAAAGCCAGATCAACCACGTAGTGCAGAAAACGATCTTCCTGGTACTGATTTAGAAAAAATAAAAAGAGATTGATATGAACACTGCAACAGATATTCAAAACTGGATCGACAATTACACTTTCGTAGATAATGGTACAACTAGCAGAGATGTGTTATCAAATATTGTTCCACATTTTAGTAATCATGGGTTCAGATACGGTCCGACAAATGCAGGCGGGTATACATTAAGTATTAACGGGCCTGTAGTGACACAAGATTTTGTGATTAAAGCAGACAACTGATATATTTGATATATCAAAATCCTCATTTTCCTATAAATATTATAGAGGCAGAGGATGTAATTTAAATGTATGAATACAAGTGTTTTGTTATCCGTGTAGTAGACGGATGCACAGTTGATGCTCAAATTGACCTGGGATTTAATGTCTTAGTAAGACAACGTATTAAATTATACGGAATAAATTGCGAAGACATCAAAAGTTCAGACGATGCTATCAGACAAAAAGCCACTGCATCTAAAAATCGCCTAACAGAACTTTTAGGCAAAGAATTTATCTGTCAAACAGTTATGAATAAACGTGGTAAAGCAGGCAGAACATTAGGACATGTATTTACAGAAGATGAAAACGGTGTTAGAATAGATATTAATCAAACAATGATAAATGAAAAACACGCTGTTACATACGGAGAATAATATATGTTATTTGGATCATTAGTTTTAATCACTGCCCTTGCTATCAGCGGAGTTGCTATCTTTTATAGCGTTTCTGGTTTAGTAGCTATTTTTGCCGCCGCAGTTATACCTATTGTAATCATGGGTAGTGTATTAGAAGTAGGCAAACTAGTTGCTGCCGTATGGTTACACAAATATTGGGACCGTGCAGCATGGTGGTTAAGAGCATATCTAAGCGTTGCAACACTTGTGCTAATGTTTATTACAAGTATGGGCATTTTTGGGTTCTTATCTAAAGCACATATCGACCAAACTGCAAGTGCAAGCGAAGGTATTGCACGAATCGAACGTATTGATTTAGAAATTGCTAAACAACAACGAGTTATTGATAAATCAGAATCTGAAATCTCTGAATTAGAAAACGCAGGAAAAAACAACGACAGCGAATTGCAGGCACAAATCGACAAAGAACAATCACGTATCGACAGTGCATACGAACGCATTCAACCTGCAATTGATGAACAAAATGAAATCATACGTAAAGAAGAACAACGTCTAACCGGTAGTCTTTCAATTTACGAAGACCAACTGGTCACAGTGGACAATAATTTACAAAAAATTGAACAATATATTGCAAGTAATAGTATTAAAGAGTTGCAGGCGTTGGTTGGTGTTAATGCAGATGGCTCATTAGGACCAGCAACAAGAACTGCAATCGAAACGTTCCGTGTTGCTCAATCTGCTGAACAGCAACGTCTAGCAGAACTTATTGCATCTGAACGTAATAAATTAACATCGCCTGTTATAGATGCCGCTAGGGCAGAAATACAACGTTTACGAACAACTGCGGAAGAACAAATTGCACAATCGAACCAACTAATTAATCGTCTCAGAGAGCAACTAGGAACCGAAGATAAAACAACAACTGAAGCGAGTATAATAGCCGAAGAAGAAAAAATACAAGTAGCTGAAACAGAAGTTGCAAAGTTAGCAGAAGAAAAATACAAGTTAGAAGCAGAGTATAGAAAACTTGAGGCAGAAGTCGGCCCTGTTAAATATCTTGCAGAGTTTATATATGGCGAAACTGCAAATAAATCATTGTTAGAAGAAGCAGTACGTTGGGTTATCATTACTATTATATTTGTATTTGACCCACTTGCTGTTATACTATTAATTGCAAGTCAATATACGTTTAAATGGGCAAGAGAAGATAAAGTAGTAGTTGCTAAAGTAGAAGATCAAATAACTGACTCTGTTACTGTTAAACCAAAAAAAGCTGTAAGACAAAAAAAAGAAAAGGTAGTGGTTGTTAAAACCAATTTACCTAAAACTGCAGTTGTGGACACGCAATTAGAAGAAATGTTAGAAAAAGCAGATCCAGAAACTATAGAAGAAGTATTCAACGAATTGAAAAAAGAAACGGTTGACAAAGCGATCGATGAACCTTATATTGAAGTCAATGACACTGTAAGAGATAAAGTATATGGTAACGATGGTAAACTTGTGCAATCCCCAAGACAAATTAAGTCTATTAAAATAAAGAACAAGGACGAATAAACCCTATGAGGGAAAATTCAATTTATACTATTACACCGCCTGACATGCATTTAACCGATAATGGTCCGGCTATTACTATTGTTAGCACTAGTGATAAATTTATTAATAAAATCGAAAATATGCATGAGCGGCTATTTAAAACAGTGCCAGTAAGCATCTATCACTGTGATGGACAAGTGAATGATTCTAACATGGCTTGGCTAATTAGTGTTATGCGATTTAGTGACAACGTGTTTGTTGATTTAGATACCGCAAATGATTTAGGTATACTATGTGCAATTTTCAGCGATACTAATACAGTTTTCATTAACAACGAGAAAAAGCGCAATGATATTGCAAAGTTGTTTAATGCTGTAAATAACGGTTTTAATGTATATGAAAACCTCCAAGACTATTTTGATTTAGTTTTGGATAATCTAGAATGAGGAGTTCAATGTTTAGCTATAATAAGGATCAGAATTGAGTAAAGATTTTAAAAGAGTCGATAGACCACAAATTAACGAATACATTCGTTATCATGAGCTTCGTGTAAACGACGATAACGGCCCGATTGGCGTTATGAGTAAGCGTGATGCACTTCGGCTTGCAGATGAACGAGGTCTCGATTTAGTTCTTATTACAGAAACAGCGACACCGCCTGTTGCAAAAATTATAGCAGCAGATAAATATTTCTACGAACAAAAGCGTAAGGAAAAAGAAGCAGCTAAGAAGCAGCGAGAAAACCGAATCGAATTAAAAGAAGTCCAATTCAGACCGGGAATTGATCCTAACGATTTTGCAACAAAGCTAAAACATATCGAACGTTTCTTAGCTGACGGTGCAAAAGTAAAATGCATGGTACAGTTCAGAGGTCGGGAAAATGCTAATAGACAATTGGGATTTGATGTTATGAATCGTATTTCAGCACAACTGGAAAACTACGAGTGGGAACAGCAACCTAGTTTAAATGGCACAAAAATTATTGGGATTCTAAAAAGAGGAAAAAATGTCTAAACACTATAAATTGCATGATCCTATCGTAAAAGGCACTCACGTAGAAGTGCGTAATAACGATGTATCTAGAGCAATGCGTAAGCTGAAAAAAATCTTAAACAACGAAGGAGTTTTGCAAGAACTCCGTGATAGAGAGGCATTTGAAAAGCCAAGTATTACTAAGAAAAAACAGCGAGCTGCAGCACGTAAACGTTGGTTAAGAAAATTAGATAAAAGTAAATTATCTTAACATTTCATTCTTGACAACTATACATACACACACTATATTAACTTTATAAATATTATTGGATAGCTAGGTGCGGAAAAGAAATCATCTAGCGTATTGACAAGAAATAATTTATTAAATAAATATTGATATTACATTATTATGGCCGCACGAAAAGAATGAGTGAAGGCTGCAGAATAAGAGTTAGTTACTACATTTTAAATAAGAATAGGGTGGCGCCTTAATACGCTCGTGGGAGGCCACGGTTAGCCTCCCGATTATAAATAAAATTGGATGCCAACGATGGGTCCTGAAATACATCTTGCTATTATAGGAGATACAGCAATGAATACCAGACTAACAACCCTTGATCTAAACAAACTTACACCACACGCAGTGGGCTTCGACAGATTGTTTAACAACATGATTCACTACGTGGATCACCAAACTGCAAACGCAGGATACCCTCCTTACAACATTCTTAAAGATGGTGATCATTTTCAAATTGAAATGGCACTTGCAGGTGTGAAATGGGAAGACCTTGATATTGAACTCAAGGAAAACATTCTTACAATTTCTCATGTTCCCACAGAAGTATCATCATCAGAGACGTTGCAGTGGATTCATAAGGGTATCGCACAGCGCAGATTCACTCGTCACTTTACACTAGCCGACGATGTTGTGGTAAAGGGCGCTAGTATGGAAAATGGTATGCTTTATATTGAACTAGAGCGTATTGTTCCAGAAGAAAAGAAACCACGTAAAATTGCTATTGCTCAAAACAAGTAATAGTGTTAATATGAGTGGAGGAGTAAAATCCTCCACTTTTTTATGGATGAAAGAACATGAGCCAAACTAGTGTAACTGTTAAAGAAACAATAAATGTCCGATTCGATAAACCAAAAAAGTTTAAGGTCGTGCTGCACAATGATGACAAAACGCCAATGGCATTTGTTATTGAATTACTTGTAGGGTTGTTTAATCACGATACTGCTCGTGCAGAAAATATCACAATGGAAGTTCACACTAACGGCAAAGGTGTTGCTGGCATTTATTACTATGAAATTGCAGAGCAAAAAGCTCTAGAAGCGACAAACATTAGCCGTAACAACGGCTTTCCTTTAACATTTACTGTTGAAGAAGAATAAGAGGATTACATGCATTTAGAAAATGATATTAAATTGGACTACAGCGATGTGCTGATTCGTCCAAAGCGTAGCACATTAACTTCACGAAAAGAAGTAGAACTTTCACGCAAATTTAAATTTAAAAACTATCAACCAGACTTCCCAGACAACTGCTCGGATGATCCTCACTATAATGGCATTCCTATTATGGCTGCTAATATGGACGGTGTAGGTACATTTGCTATGGCAGATGTATTATCTAAGCAAGGAATTTTTACTTGTTTAGTTAAAACCTATTCTATAGAAGAACTGGTTGAATTTTTCTACGGCGATGGTTTGTATCGAACAGAAAATGTTGCGATGAGTATCGGAACAAGTGCTGCAGATTACGACAAGTTTGTCCAAGTGTATGCTCGTGTCAATGACAATCTCAAGTATTTGTGCATCGACGTAGCGAACGGTTACAGCGAAGCATTTGTATCACACGTTCGTAATATTCGTAAAATTTATCCACACATTGTAATTATTGCAGGTAATGTAGTTACCTCAGATCAAACACAGGAGTTAATTCTTGCTGGAGCAGATATTATTAAAGTCGGTATTGGTCCTGGCAGTGTTTGTACTACTCGTATACAAACTGGGGTCGGCTATCCCCAACTATCCGCCGTCATCGAGTGTGCGGATGCTGCTCATGGTCTTGGTGGTCATGTTATTGCCGATGGCGGTTGTACTTGCCCTGGCGATGTTGCTAAAGCCTTTGCTGCTGGTGCTGACTTTGTGATGCTAGGCGGTATGCTAGCTGGACATGATGAAGGTGGCGGTGAAGTTATTACTAAACGCTACAAAACCAACGAAGTTATTTTACATCACAGTGATCACAGCGTAAATCATGAATTGGAACATGTAACTGAATCAAAGAAGTTTGTTAAGTTTTACGGTATGAGTAGTGATGCTGCAAACACTAAACACTTTGGCGGGTTAAAAGATTACCGAGCAAGTGAAGGCAGAGAAGTTCTTGTTCCGTATCGTGGTGCAGTCGGAAATACTATCCAAACTGTTTTGGGTGGTGTGCGTTCTACTTGCACGTATGTAGGCGCATCAACACTTAAGCAACTTAGTAAATGTACAACATTTATTCGAGTTAACAATCAGTACAACAGAACATATGAATCCTCGACTACCAAGATGTAATAAATAGTGTATCGATAAAGGATTACCCATGAGAGCCATTGAACTTTTAACAGAATCACGAGGCGTTACTGCAAGAGCGCCAGGAGAAACATACGTTAATGTAAGCGATCCGAGTGATATACTCACCATTAATGGTATTGCACTTTTTCCTGATAACTCCGAGGCATATAATGACGTTAACGAGTTAAATGCGGCATTAGATCAGGCTATTCCTAAAAACGAAAAACGTGTAGATGATAACTTTAAGAACTCATCTACACTAGCGGCTATAGTTGCTAGTGTTACTGATGCTCAAGGTAAACCACAACATCATATTAGATATATCAAACGCATACCGCCAGAGGGAGTAAATACCCTCTGGAAAACAATCAATGGTTATAAATTTAGCCAAGGTGCTAGTAAAGAAAGCGTTCCTATTAAACCTACTGATTTGATACAGGACGAAAATTATAGAACTAGTCAACAACTTGCTTCTGCTATTTCTGCTGGAGTCGCAGCCCAAGTTAAAGGCACACCAAACGAACCGCTAATAGAAGTCATTGATCAAGCAGTGAATGCAGCAATGCAAGGCAGTACTGCGCCAATTCCTGGAGCAGCACCTTACTTTAACGTATTACAAAAGTATAGCGGAGAATATCTAGGACCATTGGCGCTGATTAGTGGAAGATTTAATAGCGGTGATACACCCAAGCTGTTAGCTGCACTTGAAATTACTTCGTTAGCTGGAAGTCAAGTTATGTTTCCATCAGATGCACAAGCGGCATTAATCGACAGTGTAATTTTAACACCTACTAAGCAAGAAATCCAAGTTAGCAGCAAAATTTCAACCGGCGGAGGCGCAGCAAGTAGTCTGTTAGGTGTTGCAACGCAACTTACTCCTGAAATGGAACAACGCTTTCCTAGAGGAGCAGAAATTATTAAGATACTAGCAGAAGGCAGCAGTTTTGATGGTCCGATTCAGATCGCTAAAATGTACGGAATCATTGACGATAGTGACGCTCAAACGCTAACTAATATGAACAAGAATAGTCGTAATATTAGTGATCTTGGCACAGGAAAACTTAGCGCCCTTACACAAAAGCAAGGCGTTGCGCCCGGAACCTTACAACGCCCGGATTATAGAGTATATTTCCATGCAATGATGGCAGTTGTTAATGCAATGATTCCTTACGTTAATGCAGAGCCAGAATTCAAAGGTGCAATGATGGCTGCACTTAACAACAACAACTATGTGCAAATTATTACCAAAGGTGTAGTAAGAGGTAATGATGTTGTCTTAGACTACTACACAAAATTTCCTGCAGTGTTCAAAGGTGCTCCGCAATTATATAATAAAAATTATTTTGCAACTGGGAGACCCAAAGGTAGACTTGGCTTTAAGCTAAAGTAACCTATGCAAAAACTGCATATCGTCTTTGCACAAATAACGATAGAAAAACGACCATTTTAGTAGTAAATATGTGTGTGCAGGTGCAGCAATGCATCTGCAATATCACAACACATATAGACATACGAAAGAAAGAGATAAAGTTATGTTAACACTAAAACTATTTAACGATTGGGTGCATTTACTGTCGAGCAGATCTGTAGACAAGGATCTAGCAACTTGGGCCCGCATCGAATACAAAAAAGATTCATTATACGCTTATCACCACATGATCGAGCATGGTGTTGCTCCTGGAGCAAGATAATGATTGCAAAATTTAAAATGTGGTATGCTCGTAACAGAGTGTACAAACAAACTCTTAAAGAATTAAATTCACTTAACTATCATCAGTTGCGTGATCTTGGACTTTCGCCAGACATGATTCCAGTTATTGCTAGTCAAGCTGCTTACGGAGTACGATAATGTTAGGTACAATAATGCTTAGAAATATGTTTAAAGATTTACTTAATACTCGTACCGAAAAACAATATGTTGAAGAATATCTTGCGGACAGTATTAGTCTTGAAGATCTAGAACGCAGACAGCGTTCTATTAGCAGAGGCGAAGCACCTTGGCAACTAAGAGCAAATCAAAATTTAAAGGGGTGGATATAATGTTAGATCCAGATCACAGCTATTACAAAGGTTGTAGCGAAAAGAAAAAAGGTGGAAAATGATGGCACATATCCCATACTACGGCGAAGAAGAAGCATACAAAAAAGTTAACAAGCCAGTTGACAACAATAAATAATTATACTATTGTTTACAGATAGCAATAGCTTACACACATAGGATTGAGTAATGATAAACATATGCAATCCATACACACACAAAAGGAAAACTATTATGAATGACATGACAAAACAATTTGAACAATTTGCAGAAATTATGAAGGCTGCAATTCCACAAGTTAAGCCAAACAAGAATGGCTACGAGATTCGCACTAAAGTATTAGAGTTTGCACAGAACCAAGTATGGCAAGACTTCCATGCAAAGTGGGGTGCTTTTGAAACTAGTATTTCAAAAGAACATGGCGAAGTTGTTACTAAGGTTGCAATGCCAGATGCTCCTGGTGCAGAAAAAGTTCTAGAAGCTGCTGAAAAGTTTTATGCTTTTGTAAGCGGCACAACTGATAAAAAATAATAATAAACTTAACTAACAACTTAAAGTAGCCCTTTCGGGCTACTTTTTTATTTGCCTATAAATATTATATATGAATAGGAGTTTATATGGGATACAAAAATAATTTCCTAGTGAGTTTGCCAATTATCACAGGCGGTAGCTTTAATAAAAGTGTCGTCTATGTAGCAGACCACAATGGTGACGGTGCCAAAGGATGGATCGTTAATAAACAGTTAGAAGACAGTGTTGCTGATAAACTAAGAAAAGGTATGAATCTCCAGTTCAAAGCGCCAATATTTTACGGCGGGCCTGTCGAAGTTAGTAGCGCATATGTAATTCATAGTAAAGATTTTCAGCTACCTGGAACAATTGATCTAAATCATAAACTTAGTATGACACGAGATAAAGCTGTAATTAATATAATGAATATAGGACAATTTCCAGAATACTGGAGAATTATAGTTGGCAGTAGTTCTTGGGGTCCGGGACAACTAGAATCAGAAATATACGGCAGTGTTACAAATGGTGTCGGTTGTTGGACTGCGTTACCATATAACAACAAACTTATGTGGGGAACATACCCAGAGGAACAATGGGATAGTGGTATCCGTTTAAGTGCAGAAAACTTAACTTCTACTGTATTAAATTTTTAATTTATTTCAAAGTAGATTTTAACATCCATGCATACTTGCGATACGCATCTTGGCGGTCAGCTAAGAAATTTGCAAAGCCAAATTCATTTGCACCTTCTGCTAATTTGTAAACCATGCTGCATAGTTCTGCCATTTTAATCGAATCTTGTGCAAGCATAGCGATCATTGCCATTGCATCAACTGGTTCATTTACTTCCGAAACAACAGATAGCGCAGCAAATGCGCTAAATGATCCAGGTGCATATGCATCAAGTTTGCGAATATTTTCGGCAAATAAATCAACACTAGCATGAACTTCTTCATACATTGTTAAAAATAGTGCATGGAAATCATTAAAGTTCGGACCTTCTACGTTCCAATGGAAATTGTGTGCTTTTAGATAAAATGCAAATTCACTTGCAAATGCAATTCTTGCTGCTTTGACTAAGTCTGCCATAGTTAACTCCGTTTTAGTTATTTATTATGTTAGCGTAAAATTATTTACTGTACAGTAAATATGAGTGGAGTAACAAATATGACATCTAGAGAATATAAAGAAGCCAATAGATATTATTGGATTGTTAAAGGACACCTAATTCCAGACGCATGGTCAGAAAAAGATATCATGAGTGTGTATAACGGTTACTTTGACCGCATATGGGGTAACCACGAAAACGTTGTTCATGAAGACGGTTTCGAAGAAGCATGGTCAAAAAAGATGTCAAAAAACTAAAGATTTTACAAAAATTTCATACAACTGTAACACGCTTGTTACAATAGGATTGTAAATATTAATGGAGAATGAAACGTCTCCAAGGGTCACTGACACATATACACACAACACTCACAGAGTATAGAAAGTTTCCCTTGCGTTAATATTAACAAAAGGATAAAAAATGAAAACATTACTAACAGTAGCGGCGGTAGTAGCTCTAACAGCTACAACAGCATTTGCAAGAGATAACGTTCAAGTAACAGGTTCATCAACTGTTCTTCCATATGCAACCATTGTTGCAGAATCATTTGGTGAAAATTTTGATTTCCAGACACCAGTAGTAGAAGGCGGTGGTTCGGGTGCAGGCCGTAAAAAGCTATGCGAAGGCACTGGTGAAAGCACAGTTGATATTGCTAACAGTTCTTCAAAGATGAAAGATGAAGAATGGACTAAGTGCGAAGAAGTAGTTGGCGAAGTTACAGAAGTTAGAATTGGTTACGATGGTATCGTATTTGCATCAAACATCGATCAACTCAACATTGACGATCTAACAGTAGCTCAACTCTATACAGCACTACATGCTGACAGCACTGCAAAACTTTGGAGCGATGTTGATCCTGCTCTACCAAGTATAGAAATTCTTGCTTATATTCCAGGAACCAAGCACGGCACTCGTGAAGTGTTTGATGTAAAGGTTATGGAAGCAGGTTGCAAGGAAGCACTAGGTGTTGAAAAGCTAGACGACGATCAGAAGAAAGCATGTGTTAAGGTTCGCACCGACGGCGCAGCGGTCGATATCGACGGTGACTATACTGAAACACTTGCACGTCTTGCAGCAAATCAAACTTCACTTGGTGTGTTTGGTCTT